GTTGCCATTAAATCAAATACGTCCATTTAGTCCATCTCCGCTATTAATCCCAGATAAGTTGTTATTTTATCTCGAACTTCTTCGTCCGTAGGCTCGTCAGTGGATTTATATCGATCTATAAAATCCGTATAGCTCGCTGTCAATTCTATTCCACCGTTGACCCGGATGACGTTGTTATTTATTGCCTTAATTGCCTCTGAAATATAAATGCGGTATGTCTCCGCTTCAGCCTCCATCTCGGCCTTTGCTAAAACATACCGCATAAAAGGCTTTATTCTCTTTACGCCTCGGTAGTCTCCGTAGCAGGTCCAGAAGGTTCTTCTACCGAGGTCTGAACCTGCGAGCGAAAAAGTTGAATCACCGATTCGTCACTTAAAAGCTCCATGAGCATGATAGGAAGTTCAAAGACAGTCGGAGCATAAGTGCTAGGATCTTCACCATTTATTCTTGCCATGATTTCAAGAATTGACTTTTTATGTCTAGAAATAAGTAACTTTATCAGTTCTGATCTAGGAGACTTATTTCTTATGGCGGATTTCATTTCAGCATCGCTCGTGATCTCACTAATAGGATCAATTAAATCTGCAAGTAAATCAAGAGCTGCCTCGCCCTTATAATCTGACAGTTTCATACTTCCTCCTTAACCCTGTGCGTAAATATAATCGACTCTGATTTCTTTTCCGTCTGCCGGAGCAGTTAAAAATGTTACCTTTTTACCAGTCAACGTATAATCAGTTGTAATTGTCTTTAGTGTACCATCGACATATACGTTAATTGTACTTGATGCGGCAGGCGTCTCGCTCAGCGTGAATTCTGTTGTCGTACCGTCTCCTACAAACTTATCAGTCTTTCCAGGAACGTCGCTTGAATAGAACTCCATTGGCATTGTGTCCTGATCATTGATTGACACATGGCCAGTAAGCGTTACGGAAGTCTGTCCCTTACCGTTTTTCGAACTTTGTATAGAAAGTCCGCTTGTAGATAAGGCATTCATAAGTTTTACCGCAACCATGCCTCCGTTTGACTTATCTCCAACCCACCATAAATCACTGAAATCACTCTGTGAAAGTGTTCTCCTGGGTGTAACCTTATTTCCGTTTGCATCCGCGCTACCAAGTCCAAGCTTAATACCTGCAGGTGAAAGCTTGAGCATTGTAAATCCCATCGTGCATTCCCATGAATCAAGGTGTTTCAGTTCTTTCATGTTGTTCGGACAGTTATCAACATCCTCACCCATGTCTGAATATGTAGGAACGCAGTCGATCTTGATGCCGCCAGTTGTCGAACAAATTATATCTTCATCAGCGGGCGCAACCGGATTCTCGGGATCAAACTTATTAAGCAATACTCCCGCGTCAAGCTGAAGCGCATCGAAAGTGTCCTGCGGTATGGCAGTAAATCTTCCCATTGTTTTTCCTCCTATTTTGATAAAAATTCTACTTGAACATTAATATAATAACGTTTGATCATATCATCGGTAGGATCATCCATTCTTTGCATAAACGGATAACCTTTTGTGATCCAGACATACCCCTTATCCAGCGGAATAACTTTTCCTCCATCTACAAGCGCTTCTTCTATTTCAGTAGCTTTTGCAGTAATGGGGGCCCACGATGTGCTTCTATACCATACGGAAGCGCTGAGATTTACCGGAGCGTCTATTCCGTCAATAGAAACGTCATATGTTATGTATGGAACTTTTGCATCACTCGGTACATTCCGCATGTCATACGCAGGCAGTCCAAATCCTTCCCAAAAAGATTGTAGTGACTGTGCTTTATCCATTTGGTAAGCTCCATTCTTCTGCCGTAACTTGTCGCATGTTTAAGCTTGCGCTCGCAGGAGTCATATTGTCGTCTCCGTCCGATGATACTCTGAATATTTTTTTGTCGCGCTCTCTACGAAATACGTCGCGATACTGGAGATTGATTGATTTTGAGGTTGTGACCGTATAGAGATTTTTGACTCCTTCTGCTTCAGCTCGTCGGGCTTCCATAGAAGTATTGAACACAATGGCTGCATCAAACGGCGCCCCATCTATCCAGCTCACTATGGTTCCGCCATATCCGTCAGGCAATGTGGTTTTGTCGATCATTATGCAATGTTCCATTGCCTCAGATAATAAACTCACGGTCTCATCTTCCTCCATTTGTTTAGACGACTTCTAAACGCATTTTGCCAGGTACCAACGTCTGCATTATCTCCAGTAGAAGAAGAATTTCCTGCACCTTTAGAATAAGAATACCCGCCGAACGATTCACTTTGGAATGGAGAACTGGCATGACCATCGTCTGTGCCATATTTACTTATCCAAAGGTTAATGTCTGAAAGCAATGATGTAACCTCACGCGGAACCGACATTGGCCATAAGATTCCCTCAAATGTTTCATCAGTCATTTCATTTGGCGTAGATGTAGAAAATTGATATACATCATCGTTGAATACTGATCCTGACAAACGAAAAAACTGGCCGTCCTGTAAAGCACCTTTGGTTATTAATTCTGACAAATCGAGTATTCCCTGATCTATAACATATTTTCCAGGAATCCCGTCTCGATATTTATCACAATTAAAATAATTGTTCAATTCTTTGCACAGTTCGGCCAGCTCCATATTTTACCCCTCAGTTGTACTTACGTTTGCGATGAACAGGCTATTCGGGCTGTAAAGCACGGGCATGAACAGACCAGATGCCTTTGTCCAAAGAACCGCAGGATCCTTTTCCATCCACTGGCTTACGTATACGTAAGGAGCAACTCCGCTCGCATTTACCTTCATGAAATCAGCAGCATCAACTTCAGGAGGATTTCCCCAAAGACCTGTACCAAGTTTTCCGCCAGGATTTGTTGCGAAGAAAGTGATCTTATCTGTCGGGTAGTATCTAGAACTTACGATGTTCGGTCTACCGTCTGCACCGACGCTTGCTGATGCTCCATAAGTAAGATCGTTTGTGATGATCTGGCTAATACCAAATTCATCCTCAAGGTATGCTTCAAGCGCAGAACGTCTTACGGTTGCTCCCTGCATTCCAGATCCGTTTATGACTTTCTGAATCGAAATATGGTTGCGCATCTTTGTAAGTACGGTAGTAGAGCAGTAAATACCAGTAAGAGTAATACCCTTTGCGGTGGCTGCATCTACGATTGCCTGTATCTGTGCAGGCACATCCTGATCTGCGCCAAAAGTCGAGAGTGAGTGACTTTTGATCGTCAGGAACGCCATAATCTACTGTCAATGAAAGATTATTTTCATTGATCGATACCTGTCCATTTGCAAGAACTTCGTTCTTTGCAACCTTAGATCTTGTGAATACCTGATCAGCAAGTCTGATACCGTCGTTTACCACGTAATCATACATCTCATCCTGTCTTACGCCGGAACGAAGTAACTCACGCATTCTTTCAGACTGATTGATCTTAACCTTGATAAGACCCTTTTCGATGTTGTGAGTATTAACAGGTACTCTGATTGTGGTATTGGCCTCAGTATCGAATCCGTGGAAGTGAGCCATGATAGGAATTTGGAATTCCGCAGCAATGGACTGCCACTTTGCCATAATGTTATCTGTCTTCTCGTCTCCGAAAAGAGTATCTGTGGGATCATTCTGTCTCTTAACCTGGAATCCTACGTCGATCCAATCTTCCTGAGGCACAAGGCCGAGTATATTATTCTCAAAACTAGGCATATTTCATATCCTCCTTATACAAACTTGAAACCGAGACCTGCGAGAGCAGTCTTTGCTGCGCTTGAAAGACGAACATCAGACTTAGCATAATAAGTCTTACCTTCTCCGACTGTAGTATCAGTTGTAAGAGTATAAACGTAAGCTCCTGCGCTTCCGCTTCTCTCATACCAACCTTTTTCAGCAGGGTTATCGCCTGTTTCGGGCGTAACCGCATCGTAACTAGCGCCGGTGATTGCAAGTCTATCTTCATAGACAACACCCTTTGTAACTACTGATCCGGGCATGTCTCCGCTTGTTACGTTTACATCTTCATATACGATACCAATTGCATTTCCATCGTTTGACGGATATGCGGTACCACCTCTTACGATCTTTCCGCCGTATCCATCGTCTTCTGAGCTGGCCTGTGCGATTTCTCTTGTTTCTCTCACACACTCTTCATGAGCAAGGAAGAAACCCGGAGCATAAATTGTTCCATTCTTACCGCCTATAAATGACATAGCTTATCCCTCCTTATTTGCGCCATATCTGTTATCGTGATACTGTGCCGCAAGTTGAGCGGCTCTTCCACTACTTCCATTGTTAGCCGCAGCGCTTCCTGTAGGAGGCGTTGCCGTATTGGCACCTTGCTGTTCCTTTTTTGTGATGAAATCTGACCATTCGGTCTTGAGTGTTTCCTTAAGCTTGTCGGAATCCTTGATATTTTCCTTATCATCAAGCTCAATATCGTCAAACTTGGAAACTTTTAAAATGGTATCAAGACGCTTTTCAGAAACACCGATCTCTTTCAACAGATTTCTATAAGCGCTGGTCTTTTTAGCAAGTATCTCCTTGGCTTCCTGGCCTGCCTTATATTCATCATATTCTTTCTTGAGATCTTCGTATTGTTTCTTATAAGCTCCCTCTCCATTTTTCTCAGCTGCTTCTTTGATCGCCTCGAGTTCCTTTTGAGCATTTTCTAAGTCAGTCTTTACAGTAGGAAGACTCTCGGCATCTGCTTTATAGCGCGTGATCTCTTCCTTTAGACCATCCACTGTTGCAGAATGTGCTTCAATGATTTCATCGATCTTGTCGGGCTCAATTCCTAGAGCCGTTAAAAACTTACGTGAAAGTGCCATGGTAATAATCTCCTTTTCTTTGTGGCGGTTCTTCGCCGTTATCACCTCAATTAAAAATATACCACTTGTGAAGGGATAAATAAATCTACATAAAAATTTGTATAAATTTATACAAATAATAGTGTACAAACAGAAGGAAACGTGGTATTATAAGAATGTAACCAATACGTGTTAACTATTTGGAGGTAATGAGTATGACATATAAATATCAGAACAGAATTGAAACTGAAACGCACGTCATCGGAATAAGAAAGTCAAATCACGTTTATCATGTAACGATACTTGACAAAAAGACAAATAACTTATTAATGAAGTGTTATCAAAAGAAAACCGCAATTAATAATATTACTCAGAAGTACGGAGTCAATATCGAATTTTAAAGAACTTGCCGACGGATTCAAGAGAGTTTTCTAAGGAGGTAATAATTTATGGATACATTATTCGCTATTTTAGACAGAGAAATCGCAAACAACCGACTCAAGCACACACAGCTTTTATTCAGAAAATATCAAGGCAAAAAAGCAATGAAGTTTGTGTCTGTAGACTCACCTGAATATAAGAAAAAATAAAATCTCTCATGAATAAATTTGAAGATTTATTTTATCTGGCAAACGAATCTGCAACGACGCTGACATACGTTTTTAAAAATGCAGAATATTAAAAATGGGGAGCGCGTCTCCCCTAAATTTTATATTATAATAAAATAGGAGGTGTGCGATGACGATTGATCAATTTATAAAAGATAATAATCTTCCAAAAAATGAAAAAAGCTGGAAAACTAAATGGATGGACATATTATATCGATGCCACGCTAGCCAAAGAAGAGGAAGTCGGCGTACCAATGATGCTAAAAGAAAAAGGACCTATTATACAGGTATGTGATGCAGATGAATCCTTGCAGGCCATCGGAATGTTTTATTCGGAGGACAAATAGGATGAGCATAAAAGTCAAAAATGATAATACGGGCGAAACGATTTCAGAAATGCGCGCTGCCGCAGAAAAAGCCATGGAGATAATCGGCATGAAAATGGAAGGCTATGCAAAATTATCTCTGACCGAAAGCGATGCGGTAGACACAGGACGCTTACGAAATTCTATTAGCCATGCCACTCGTTTTGATAGCAAATCAAAATCATATAGCTGGGGCGACAGTTCAAAAGGACGAGATGTAAAAAGGGGTTCAGACAGCACTGATCCTCACTCTACTCCAAAGGAACTCACTGCTGTAGTAGGAACCAACGTAGAATATGCGCGTTTTATAGAGCTCGGATCACTGGGTCAAGAGCCTCGACCATATTTAAAACCTTCCGTAACTGAACACATAGGAGAATATAGACAAATTATAAAAAAGGAGCTAAAAAATGAATGAAGAAATGACTGAAAAATTAATTGAAAAAAAGAAAGAAGAAATGCAAGCACTTGGCGGGGTTATTCGACCTAAGGCGACGTATTGCAAAACGTGCATCCATGCTTTACCAGATACACAATATACGATGGGGGCAATGAAAGCGACATGCGACATGTATCTTGATGAAAAACCAGCCGATGTCTTAATGGACGGAGAAGAATGTGATTTTTATGAGAAAAAAGAAGAGCCGTGAGGCTCCTCTTTTTTATTTCTCATACTTATTGTATCCTTTTTCAAGTCTAAGCTCTAAGTCTACAATTAATTTTTTACCACCGTGCTCAGCGTCTGTTCCCCAATATATCTTTGACACCTTATAAGTACCGCCTCGCTGTAAGATGATCTCATGCTCTGATTTACCAAATGTGCCGTCAGATAATACATATAGTGCCTCGGATCCCTTAGGACAATATATATTGATACGCATGTTTCCAGGGGTATATGATCCTCCGCCTCGATTTATAGAAGCTGAAATAAATTGCCCCAGCTGATTTTCAACTCCTACAAATTGCTGCAATTGAGAATCTGTCATTCCAGAGAGTGCGCCATAGGGAACACCCAGGAAACCGTTTTTACCTTCTAAAGTAGCATAGTTTTGAGCAGTCTGAACCCATATATCATCTTCCATTTTAGATTTTTCAATAAACGAGGTGAGATTTTTAATATCTTTTCCTTTGTTTTCGTTATCAAGAGGCACGTTTCCAACGCCTTTATAATATTTTTCATCCCATCCGCTTCCACCTGAGTATTGAGGAGCCTTGAATCCTGCAAGAGGTCTGTTAAAACCGCCGGACGCACGCGTGTATCCAATGTATGCGCTGTGTTCTGCCGAAGTAGCAGATTTATGAGCAGTCTTGGTTGCAGGCAAAGCACTATAGTATTTATCTCCGTCTTTATATGACTTGCTCGTAAACCATTTTGCGGCGTCTTTTCTTTCTTGAGTATATGCTTCGCTTGCCGGAGTAAGGTCTGAGACATTTTTCTTAGCATCGGCTACCTTTTTCTCTGCGCTTTTAATCTTTTTATCGACTTCAGTTTTCTTTGCTAGATATTCTTGTCCCTTGATCTCAAATTCGTCGAGATCGTTAAGATATTGCTCATACTTTTCAATGACACTTTTCTTTTTTTCGTCATCCCAAAAAGAATTATATGAAGGATCATTTTTTAATTTATCAATCTCGTCATGGTAATAAACTTTCTTTGCTGCGATTGTACTTTTTTTAAGCTCATAATCATCGAGCGTCACGTCCTCTTTCCAAATTCCGGAATAGGTTTTATTGTTTGGCAGTTCCTTTTTATCGTCTCAAGTTCTTGGGTAGCCTCGTCTAGTTTTTCTTTGCCTCATCAAGTTTTTCTTTGCCTCAAGATCAGCAGCCGCATCTGCAGCAGTTGCTGTTTTAGACTGGGTAGACGGAGACGTCATATATTTTTTCTTGAGATGGGCTTCGATAATGTCTACTTTATCTTGAGGCAAATTACCTTTGAGATATTCATCCCACACTTCAGACGGCTTACCCATCTTCTTAAGATCGTTATAGAATTTATTTGCGGTTGCGGTATCAGTTGCCTTAATGTCATTATAAACCTGCGACATTTTCTTATTATCGAATGCAGATTTGTCAAATGTCGGCTTAGGAGGTTCTACTGTTTTTGAATATTTCTTAATGAGATGATCATCAATTTTCTTTATGTCATCTGCGTCGAGTTCACCTCCAAGATACTTTTTCCATACTTCACCTTGGGACAAATTATTTTTTGCGCCGATTTGTTTGAGTGTCTTATTGTAAAAAGCATTTGCCTCAGATGTACCAAGGTCAGCTTTAATCTCATTATAAATAGCAGTGACTTTTTTATCTTTAACCGCGTCAATATCTACGGCAGTAGTAGCTTTTGCCGACTCAGTTGTCTTTATCGGTGTAGTTACGGGGGTAGGTGTAGATATTCCAAAATATTTATCCAAATCTTCATCGTCAACCTTACCCTTAAGCCATTTTTTATAATAAGATGTATTATCATCGACACCCTTATTGTTGAGTATTTCAGCAACCTCATTGAACATATCGTCATCCATTGATCCCATAGATTGTGGCAACTTAGATTTGTCGAGTATGTCGCTTGTTTTGATTGTCGATGTAGTTTTCTCGGGTATATTTAAACCTAAATCTTTAAGTATTTGTTTTGCATCATCGAGCTTAAGATCATAATAATCTTTAACGAGCGTTTGAGCCATATCATCAAGATTGGTGACAGGCATATTTTTAATTTTTTCTAATTCATCAAATTTATTCAAAACTTCTCCTGTAGCAGGATGGATAAATTCGACATTTTGTATAGAATCAGGCAAGCTAAGTATTTCGTCAAGTTTAGAATTTTTAATCTCACCTGCCAAATATTTTTCCCAGTATTCACTTGCTGGTATACCTTTATTGGAACTGCCGAACATGACTTTTGCATAGGCATCATCAGGCAAATTTTTAAACGATGTATTTTCCCACTTTTTTATAAAATCTGCTTTAGCAGAAACAGGCGCAGAAACAGGAGTAGAAGTAGAAACTGATTTTATTCCTAAAATCTTATCTATTTCAGCATCTTTTATTTCTCCTAACTTATATTTATTCCAATAATCAGAGGCAGAATTTAGACCAGCTTTAAAATATTTATTTACTGAAATGCCTGCCACCTCCATTGGCACATCTGCATCATACAGCGATTTGTCCTTGTAATATTTCAAAATGTCATCGTTGTGTTTTGCTATATCATCCGCTTTAGTAAGAGTAGGATCCGGACTCGGCAAATTTTTCTTTAGCATATTGTCGAGATAGTCATTTTGTTTTTCACCCTTAAGATATGCCATGAGATAATCATTCGTGAAAAGCTGGTTATCCTTTGCCGCTTCAATGGCGATGTCATCAAGCATATTTTCAAGTTTCGGATCTTTTAAAAGATTTGCTTTGTATGTATCAAGATCGACTTTAGGCGCAACTCCGTGTGTCAATAAATCATCCAGATCTTTATTATCAATAAGGCCCGCCTTCCACTTGACATAATAAGTCGAGGTCTTTTCTCCTGCGTCTTTTGCTTGTTTCGTCAATTTAGAATACTGATCAAACGCAGAAACATTTGATGGCAGATCGGCTTTTACTTTCTTTGCATCTACGACGATCTTGTTGAAATACTCAGCATTTGGCACGCAGTCATCTACTCGCGTCACGTGCTTGATACGCTGAACACTATCAAGGTAATCTTCTACCTCTTTGCCTACCCATGTATTTTTTCCAAAGGTCCTCTTTGGTTGTCTATGATTCTGAGCTTACCGTCCGGGGTCCTGTCGATATTTATTGCATGACAAGAAGTTGTTCCTTTCCAACGGACGCCCATAATATATCGCTCGCCGCTTTTTCCTATTGCATTTTCCAGCTCATCGATCATTTCTGAGTTGCTCATTACTAGCATGGGATTACTGTGCTCAATTACTAAAGTTGCAGGAGCACCCGTTTCTTTGTTGATCCATCCTACGCGCGCATCTTTACCGAGCGCGTTTTGGAATTGAAGAATTTCTATAAGTTCAGGATCATCGAAGTTCAGCCCATATTTAGGCAATGCAACCACGTCGTATCCCTGGCGTCTGCACTCATAAGCAAAGGCAGAAGTTTGACAGTTTTTCGTCGTAGCCTTATCTGCTTTATCGTATAGAGGATTGACTTTGTAGCTGTCAGCTGCATCCTTATCCATAGGATTTCCTGCTTTAAACTTGAGCTTGTCCAGTGAATCCTGGGCTTCTTTAGAAATTTTACCTTCATATTTCGCCGTAAATATCGGCGCGGTTGCGTTTGTAGTCGGTGCGGGAAGATATTTTTTAAGGATGTCCTCAAAATTTTTCATATCTTCTGCATCAAGCTGACCAGTAAGATATTTTTCCCATACTTCTGAAGGCTTACCGAGTTTGCCCAGTTCTTTGTAAAATTTATTTGCGTCAGTTACGCTCTGTGCCTTTATTTCGTTGTACATTTGCGACATTTTCTTATCGCCCCAAACAGATTGGATCGCGGAGTCAGGCGCAGCTTGCTCCCCAAGCCATTCTCCGAATGACAATTGTTTTTTGTGCTTGGCATATCTCTCAAGATAATGCTGTTTGCTTTCTCCATAGTGTCTGGGAAGAGGTTGTTGATTTACCCATTCGTCAAAGGTCATGCCTTTCTTAGAAAGATTTTTATCAATGGTTTTTTCTAAGTCATAACCTGAACCGTCAGGCTCAGCAATCAAAGTACATCTACAGTTATAAACCTCCCAGCCAGGTCCTTGAGGATCACCTGGAAAACGGCATTTGTTAGAAAAGACTTTTCCTAATGCTCGCTTTTCACCCATCATGTGACGGTGACTGATTCTAGTTCTGCCATCTAACGTAGAAATCCATATTTGCGTAACTTTAATGCCCATTTTTTCAGCTCGCTTATATGATTCCACTCTGCCCGCGTTTTCTGCACCAGTAGTTGCAGTTCTGGCATTTCTTATGGCAGAATTTTTATCCATATCCGTAACCGCGGCCATTCGCTTGGCGATACTTGGTATAGATTCACCTTGTAAAATGCCTTGCGTTACGGCAGAAGTAAGCTGCTGCTTATTCCATTGCAAGTCTTTTGGAATATCAATCTTTGTTTTGGGTAAAAGCTCAGGATTTTGAGAAATGAGTCTTTCAACTGTGTCGTGATCATAGAGGGTATAAGAAGTGCATGCTCCTACACCTTGTTCGATTTCATAAGTACCATAATTGTGATTCAGCGCGTAAACGTCGCACTTACGGTCATTTATTATATCAGCAGCGATTTCATTGCAGTGAGTCAGATCCTGTGCCAAAGTATCTCGCATGTCGGTCCACTGTTTGCCGCCCAGAATTTTACTCTTTTGCCATGCTTGATAATCTTCCTTGCTGATCTTCTTTGCGTCCAACAGGCTCCGTTTTTCTGCATCTTCTTTTGCATACTTACTGAGATAATTATCGCATTTTCCTTGCATTTCAATAGACGCCTTGGCATATTCTTCAACCAAGGCGTCGATCAGCTCGTCAAGTACGATGTCGGTGGCGATATCTCCTGCAGATTCTCCTACGGCGGCACCCATTGCCGTATCGATTGTTGCGTTTTGTATGGCGCCGTTTATATCAGGCATCTAGAATACCTCCAGAACATTCAGATTCGCGTTCTAAGACATTTTATCATGTTTTTTGATAGTTTATTCATCCGGTGTGTTTTCTTGCGACGTGGGGTCATTCTGAATGGTTCCGAACCGTTCTAGTTCGTTTGACTCAACCGCGTTCAATACCTCATCGATCGCATCCGCGTCTCCTAAAAGGGTGAGAATCTTTTTGGTCACGTATTCAGGGCTTAAAAACGGAGAAATAGCAGTCAGTATCTGAAGCTCTTCCTGTTTATTGATGATAGCTGACCTAGTAAAAGTCGCCTTGTCATTTTCAATTCCTGCAAGTTTGAGAATGTCCTTTAAAAACTCAAGGATACAGTACTCAAAATCATCGGTCTTGCTGTTGAGGGGTTCATATGCAGCTTTGATCTGCGTGGCAGTCACTGCCCCATCAGCAAGATTCTTGGTATCCAGCGCCATGAAATCTTCGTACAGGTCAGAGCGTATCCTGTCAAGCAAGGCTTCTCTGCCAGCGTAAGGAACATCTACAGAATGTGACTCCACTGCAGTACCCGCGTCAGAATCAACCGTAGCAGCATGGACAGTTTTTATGCGCTCGATAAACTTGGCCAAATCTACATCGTCCATACCACCGTTGTTTTGAATTGTCCAATAAATCAAGCTTGCGTCGTCAATATCGTTTGCAAATCCAGATTTTATCAAATCGTAGCAGTCGATTTGCTCTCGTCTGCCGATCAGCTCAGATTGATGCTTTTTGTTGCCCCATAGCGGCACAATAGGAAATCCGGGATAATTTTCAAAGGCATAAATCTCAGTTCCGTCTGCCTCGCTCGTAACTGTTTTGATTATATATGCCCGTTTTTCTTTGAGGATTTCACCCTTGCCCTCTTTCCAAATAAATTCGGTGTAGCCGTCGAGTTCATACAGAGTCGCACGCAAAGGCTTATTTCGATCGATCTGCCAAAACCTGATGCCCATCATCAAAGCCCCGTTTTCTTCATCAGGTATCGGAACAAATTCCAAAACGTTGAATCCTTGCAGATGATCCAAATTATAAAAACCAAATGCCACTCCCCCGACAAGGGCGTCATGCCCCAAATCCTGCAGCTTAGCATCAAAGTCATCGCCAAGCTTTTTCTTAGTCTCACTCTTTTGCCAGGTCACTCCGTTGCCCAGCAAGTATTGGTTTTCCTGAGTAGTAAACTCGTTGAAAAAATTACTTGCCATTTTCCAGTTTGCAGAGTAGTTGTCAGGAACTGCAGAACCCGATACCGTATAAAGCAGCTTTTTGAAATCCATGATGGTGCGATTTTGATGTTTGTCGTAGTCATATGCGATCTCTGCGTTTTTATAAAGGTCCGATGCCTTATGATCTACGATCGCGGCCCAGACGAAATCAATCAATTCTTTTTCAGAATCTCCAATCTTTTGGAAATCTTGATATGTCTTCATCGCCTTCCTCCTTTAATTCCAAAGCGGCACATACTCAGATTTAGCTTTTAATATTTTCATGGTCTTGACAAAATATCTCGTGGCATCCATGTAGTGGTCATTCTCTTTCACAGGCTTATCTTCTCCTTCGTTGTCATCCCACACATATGCACCTGCTTCCTTTTTCCAGGGAAGCAGCGAAGGATCATCTACGATCTTGATCAAGCCTAATTGCATGGCGCTTGCAGTTTCACGAATACCCTCTAACACGGCATTGCTTGCAAGCCTGACTTTTACCCAGTCTTTTTTCTTCAAAAGCGCAATCATGCTCGCGGCAGACGGGTCAATGATTACTGAAATTCTCTCAGGCGCTATTTCTCCATCGTGGTGAGCTTGCTCCACTTTTTCATGATGAGTAGTAATGACATCCGCGAAAACACGCTCGATGTCCTGCATATATTCTTCGTCGGTTTTCTGCACGCCCGTATCTCGCCCTGAGTAGTAGTATCCTCGTTGGCCGTACCAAGTGTCTCCTATTTTTGACCACAGAATCACGGCAAATGCGTTCATGGTACCATAGTCGATGGAAAAGACTTGTCTTTCTATCGGTCCTTCTGGCAAAGCAGAAACTAAGGCATCTTGATACATAGGGAAGATTAAACCCTCTGCCATGACCCATAAACCCTCGATAAATCGCTGATAGAACACTCCTGTAAAAAGGCTTTCATATCTCCTGATCATTTCAGGAGAAAGCGACGGGTTGTCTTTCATGGTAAAGTGTATCCTGATCAGATTTTTATCCGATAAACAGTCGATCCAGTTTTCTTTGAAATAATGCGAGGGAGAATCAGGGTTGCAGTTGAACCAAAACTTTGACCCCTCTACAGAACAACGGCCGATGGCCTGATTTACGAAGCTTTCAGGCATGAGCGATACTTCGTCGAAGAATACACCTGCTAAAGTCACACCCTGAATAAGATCCTGCGAAGCCTCGTCTTTACCTCCAAACAGGTAAAAGTCGTTTGCGACACTGCCCCGCTTTACCGTGATGTAATTTTCTGCACGGTGCTCTTGGATGCGATAGCCGCGAGAAAACAGGATTCTTTTCAGCTGCTTGATAACATTTCGTCTGAGAGAGTTGATCGTCTTGCCACACATGGCAAAATTCTCTTCGTCAAATGTGTCCATGGCCCAAACAGCGAATGAAAAAGCCATCGCAGTGGTTTTTCCTGCACGGATCGATCCATCGCAGATTATGCCGTCTTTATTTTTGTACGGCGAATCAGGTGTCCACCATTCGAGCACCTGTCGTTGTTTTAAACTGAAATTATTAAATTTGAATAACGCCTTAGCTTGTTTCATATGTCTCTGACCCTCAGATTCGCGTTCTAGGACACATTATAACACACAATGATAATTTATATGCATTATTCTTCAACTGAGCTCTCGGGGTCAGAGAATGTGTCCTTGGCCTGTCCTTTGAGAGCATCGATAAATCCGTCATTTTCAAACTCGATACGGTCTTCTATTTCTCGGCGCTCACGCCACTCTTGCGGCTTTCTGTTCTTCAGCCAGAAGATCTGAGCGGTGTTTTGCGGCAGCATCTTTTTATGCACCACTTTTGTGACGACCATTTCAAAGGTTTGAGTGATAGGATTGAACTTCCTCTCCTCTGTTACTTCCTCGTATTCGAAGCCCATTGCAGATTTATATAATGCGCTTTCAACGTTGCGATCTGCGATTTCCTTTGATGTCTTTAGGGCTTTTCCTATGACACTTAGCCCGTCAGGTGCATTTTTATCTCTTTTCCACCTACAGAGAGACACTAAAGAGATTCCGAGATTCTCAGCGATCTGCTCTTCAGTGAGTCCATCCATCGCCCAACCTCTGATCCTCGTCAGAACTTCCTCTGTCATATAATCTTGTGGTTTTGGTCTTGCCATATTTATCACCTCTTTCCCATCATACCACGTATTTTAATTTTTGTAAATTTTTGTGCAATTTGTTTACAAGTCAAGATGAAAGTCAAGATGAATTTTTGAAATAGGCACTTTATTTGTACAGAGAAATGCATCAACCCCTAAGCCCCAGGGTCAATTGTGCAATTTTTTTGGACAAAAGTCAAGATCCCCCTATATTTATATATATTTTATAACAGCCATTAAAAATTTTTAATGACTTAAGTCTATATATAAAAACTTAAATTTATCTTGTCCATCTTGACTTGGGTCCCGAAAGTCAATCCTGGCTTGACATAGAAAAAGTCAAGATGAATTTTTCATCTTGACTTTATCTTGACTTTATCTTGACTTTTGCAACTATGCATGTATAAACATATGAGGAGCACATTCAAGTGTTTTATTCTACCCTATTAAATCTTTTTGTGTAAAAGTCGTAAAAACTCTCATGACAATTGATTTTTTTCTGTAATTCTTCGATCGACATGGCCACTTCGAACATGGCGATGGCCAAAGAATTTGCCTCAAATTGGGTTCGTTCTTCAGTTGTCATGATACCGAAACGCCGTAATTTGTCATTTTGTGATTCAAAAAATTCCTTTGCCTGATCAATTTTCATCATTTATACCTCCTTAATTACATGTTAAGAACGTCACTTATATCCCAGTAAAAACATATAAGATTCCATAGTATTTCTCTGCTCTTACATATCGACCATTTATCGAAATCATCTAAGAACTCTTTCTTAGAAGCATATTCCTTTATACCTAGCTTATCAACATACCCATTTATTTTACTTAATCTCTCTGTATCTGTCATCACTTACTCTCTCTTTCCTGCGGTTCGAACAGAAAACAATATCCGTCCTCTCTTGTCTTGCACCTTTCACCCCACTTTGAACAGATCTCATGCGCTACGATCAGAGGTATTCCATCCACATTTGCCCAGCTGTCATATTCAAAGTATCTGCAATCCTTGCATCGCTTCATCTTTGGCTGTGGTGTGACTGGTGGTAGATTCTTAATGAATCCAGCAGTAATTGCATCACCATCAGCCCTTCTTTTGTACATTTCATCAAGCACCGCCTGTCTGCTTATCGCATCTGTGCAAGGCTTTGGAATAAACGCCTGTTCTATCGTGTTTATTTGTTCTTCGCTGAAACCGCTTGATTGCAAGTAATAAATCGCATCTTCTCTCGTCATTCCTTATCCTCACTTTCTACCTTACTTTGCAACTACCTTAACCACATCGCCATATCTATTTACTATACATTTCTTTATTTTTCTCTTGTAATGAGCATCCCCATATCTATCAATGTATTTAAGATTATCTTTTTTGTAACTATACATAGAATTATATGATTTTGTGTTACTCATTCTCTACCTCACTTTCTGCCAATCCAAATCTCTTTGCACAAATACATTTAGACGATGGACATATCTTTTCATAGTGAAATTCTAATCTGCAAGAACCAATATGAGTGCCAAGTACGCTTCTATCTATACATTTCGCTCCCGAAAAATAAGGACACTTGCAAATATATTCATCTATCTCTTCTCTTGTCATTCTTTATCCTCACTTTCTGTCTCTATGACGGTTGGTGTATACTCATCAAAATCCAACATCTTTATGGCTTCTTGAATTGTTCCCTTCTCCCTTCTATAATCACGATTGCCCAAAGATTTTAAGGTTTTAATGGCTTCATCTGCATCAATCAATCTTCCATGCCCTTTTGGAAGTGGTGTACCATTTTTTAGAGCATTTTCAAGTATTTTATCATCCGTAATATTCAGCGTTCTATTTTGAACTATTTTGTATATTCTATCGGGTATATCAATTACTATCTGCATTCTGTACCTCCTATAACGTCCACTTCTTTATGCCGTTCACAATTTCGACAACCCCAGGTATCCCTGCAAGGATTGCTATCAGAACAAGTCCCGTATCCGCGAAATCAGTAAACTGAGCCAGAGCAATCATGCTCCCGGCAAAAAGTAGTAATATAAACCCACATAAAGCCTCATCGCGTCCCTGTTTACGGATCTTGCCGAGCTTAATCTGCCTCTGTCGCATCTCGTTCATCTCTTCCTGCCTGATTGTTTCCCATTCATATCTTGTCATTTCTATCCTCACTTTCTGCCTAAAATACTATATGAACATCTGAATTATTAATATTATATTTTTTCATTACCTCATATATGGAATCTGTTGTATAAAACAAAAGATTTCCTTTCTTTGAATAAATTGCTATATCTTTATTTGTCATAGAGTATACTGCTATCATTCTTCCACCTCTCTCATATCTGCTCCACAGTTAGGACAATACTTTGTTAACCATTCGTCACCGTCTTTATAACTTGGTGCATATTCATGACATAAATCACATTCGTGTCCACCTCTGCCATTTGTAACTTCTATCCAATGCCCTGTCTTTGGCTCTTGCTCTAATGCTTTGATTGCTATATCTAAAGCCTTGGCACTATCTTGGTTATTTTTTAATGCTTCTGCCGCGTCCCTATCTCCCTCTGCGTCTACCATGCAATCCTCAAAAATAATTTTTAATTCGTTTAATTTTTCTATTACTTCTTCTCTTGTCATACTTCCTCACTTTCTGCCCTATCCGCTTCTATAATTGTTTGGGCATTATCAATTCTTTCCTTAACCCACGCAAGATGTTCACCTAATCTCATCTGCTCGTCTGTTTGAATATCCAAAAACAATTCATCAACATCAATCAATCTTCCATGTCCTTTAGGAAGTGGTGTGCCGTTTGCTATTGCAACCCATGGCTCATGGTCAACACATCCGTTATCAATACGTTCCTTAATATCTTTAAGCCATTCTTCATCTATCTTAATTACTAACTCTATATCTGTCATACTTATTCCTCACTTTCTGCCTTGTATTTGGCGATAGTGTGAAGAGCAAAATTGATACCTGCGTTATAACATTCAACATCTCTTATATAACCTTTAATCTCGGTATTTTCTATTTCGGCAATTATCTTGTCAAGAACAGGCTCTTGCTCTAATGCTTTGATTGCCATATCAAGTGATTCTTGCCAATCACTCTGTTCTGTAAATGTATC